ACTTTGAAAGTTACAATCACCATTAGCGTCAATTGTAATTACTTGACCACTTGAACCGGCAACTCTCGGTAAAGTGTATGCCGGAGTATTCGGTGAGTTCAACTCATCGAAATAACCAACTCTTTGTGGTGAATCGTCTGTTACTTTTAAATCAGGCATAATTTATTAAATAGGTTTCGTAGTGATACCAGCCTTAACACCAGCACTATCACGGTGTTTGTGACCGACAAGACTGACTCCCTTTGCAACCACATCAACTGTGGCTGTGAGAGTTCCGGTTACATCAACGTTGTTATTGATTTTGGTCCCTTCGGTGGCAGTTATATCTTGAATTCCGGTGATGCTCATTGTTTGACCATCACCAACGGTAATTGTCTGTGATCCTCCAACATTAACTTTCATTTTTTCTCCCACATCTAAAGTGTAATTTTTACACTTTGTGTTTATGTTTCCATCAACATTTAAGTTTAGGTCTCCTGTAATATATATATTCTTATTTTGAATGACCACCTCGTAAGAATCTCCTACTATCACAACAGATCGATCACCACCAAACTCTCCTCCGGCGACTTCATCGTATGATCCGGACTTGTGAAAGATCGAGATTCTTTCCTTTCCGCTTGTATCATCAAATTCTAAGACATGACCAGACTCGCTCTGATATACATGATTGTTTGGATAGATTGGAACAACGTTATCTGTCAAAGAAGGAAGCGACCAAGACGTTGGTGTTTCATCTTCGGGAGCCGTCGGAGTTACCGAAATACTAGATCGAGATTTTTTACTCGTATAAACTGCGGAATCCTTGTAATCCTTTCGAGCAGGTTGAGGAGTATCTGGTTTACTGAGAGTATCCTCTAGCGGATAAACCTGATCCGGATCGGAAAATCCCTGAGAATATTCCGGTCGTGCTTCAAACATGGATGGAATAGATCCCATAATAACTGGATCCTGTAAGTTCGAACCATCACGAAAGAAACCAATAATCCAAGAACCTTGAACGAGACCAGTTGCGGAATGACCAATACCAGATGTCGAAGCCGACGTAACAGGCATCATCACGTTCGCCCAAGGAAGATCTTCGGTAGGAATGTCTCCTTTATTGTCAGTGTGATAACCAAAACAACGAACACGATAACGACCCATTTCTTCGGGATCGTTTACATCTTCTACTACTCCGGTGAACCAAAGGAAATTGCCACCGACAAAACTGTCTCCGTACTCATTCATTATAGATCAACTGAAAACGAATCTCTCTTGACTCGAAGGTTCACGTAATATTCATCATCTGAAAATTCGTGAATAGCTGAGGTGATCAGATACTTACCCGAGAGAAACTCATTTCTATGATCAGGTTTTGGATTGTCAGAGGCCTCTCGGTATGCAACAGGATCGATTGCTTTTGGAAATTCTAGTTGTATTTTTCTTCCGGCATTGAGTTTAAAGTTACCATGTAATCTTATATCGTGTGTAAATGTATTGAACAGAGCATTGTATGCATTAATAAAGTGACGAGATATTTTGCTCATATTGTTGTAATTACTGTTATCCTCAAACGATTTTGAGTTTACTGAAATGTATTCGCAGTGAGCTCGAGTGAAGTCTGTCAATTTGTCATCGCCAATCAGAAATTTATCTGATAAGACTGTCTTTCCTTCCAAAGAAGGTTTGTCTGAAAAATCAGTTGAATAGTTATACTCATACTTAGTATAAGTTTTGTTTGAATAATCAAGGTAATTATTCTGTGATGCAAATGCACCTCTTCTCGATTGAATACTTTTATTCAGTTTCAAGTCAGAAGTAACTTTTAAAATTCTCTGTTCTCTTTGTCGATAGTCTTCTTCTGTTCCCGGCTCGGTAGTAAAGTCTCTTGAATCAAAATACTTATCAAAAACTTTATTATCTTCACTTACCAAAGAAGATAGAGAGAAGAGTTTATACTTACCATTAAGAGTCTGAAAAAAGAAGAAAGGAGAGAAGCTGTCTTCTGCATAGGTTTGTCTTCGAAACCACTCTATCACATCCATCGGTCTCTGGTTTGAAATGATTCCCTTTGAAGAACTAATCGAATCACCGGAATGTTTAAACTTTTTTTCTGGTAGATTTAAATCCTCGGTTAATATCTTTTCTATAACGTTGGCGCTATTGTCCACATAAGATCGTGAAATCTTCTTTTGATTTGAGATGTAAGACTGCTCAGATATACCAACTAGAGTGATGACTTGAACATAAACCTGTTTATCACTTGTTCCATAGGTTGGATATTCACTGATGAAAAATTTCAATTTGAGATTCTTAGGATCTCCATTTCTTTTCTTATAATTGATGATGACTTCAATCTTTTCTTGACCAATCACCGGAAACTCTTCGATAAAATTTGTACTATCTTTCAACGTGAGTTTCATCATCAAAGATTGTGAATAGAGACTCTCACTTATCTCCATCTTGACGGCAAGGAATTTGATATCCTGTCTATCACCTTTATAATTTGTGATGAAGATATGGTCTAACTTATAGGCGGAGGGAATAATCGCCTTAGTCGAACCAATTTCAAGATTCTTTCCAATGATTGCCATTACGAATTGATTAAATTTTGATACTCTTCAACGAAATCTTGAATGAATTCTGGTCGAACATATCTTATCTTTTTTCTAGTCTCGTTCTTTTCGTTCTCATATTCGAACCAAGTCTGAATGTTAGTAATACTTCCAAGGGCTCGATTTGGGTGAATCGCATCGTAGGCACCGATGTCCACAATTGGAGAATCGGCCGAGAGGAATCGATAAGGAGCATTGAGTAACTCATCATAAGCTCGATGGGGTCGGTACGTGTAGGTGGATAGATCACTTTCCACTAGAGTATCAACATCGGCTGCGATTGCATTGATCGATTTCAGATAACTTGTATATATGTCTAACCATGCATCCTTCTGCGTTTGCGTTGCGGTAGATGAAAACGCAAATCGATATATCCCATTTGTGTCATAGAAATCTGTTGCGGTTGCATCGTGAGTTATGAGTTGCAACATAAAATTGTCGTATCGCTCAATCTTTGCAGTCTCTTCTGGTGAACTATCAACTCTAAGAAGTCGAAGATAATCGTAATTCAGATCCAGTCCGTTCATCATGTTTCTTGTGTAATCATTCTCAGGACTGTTGAGCGGACTATCAACCGCAGATGCTATATCTGTTGCGGATGTCGGTAAGTTGGGCAAGAAGATGAAAGCACCATGATCTCCGTACTCCTGCTCCAAACCACGATGAAAGTCTATGTATGACTTATACCATTCATTGAATCCATCTTGAAGAAAATCATTGATGATAAAGAATGTCCAATAGTAATCGGGTGTTCTATATAACTTTTGTGAAACGATGTCGGGCCTTTCTCCATCCTGTATCTCGTAGAAAATATAAGTGGAGAAATCGTCTGACCTTAAGGTGTCTACGTCTACATGACGATAGACATCGACCCTCTCAGTAAAGTCTTTTGTTTCCTGAAGATCGTATTGTATTTTTGGAAATTGTTGAAAGAAAGCCATTAGTCATTTTCTCCTACGTTTGTTTCTTTGGGTGTGGTAATGTTTCCACCACTGATTTTGGCCACACCATTTTCATCAATTCCTCTATTCGATCCCAAACTACCTTCTTCGAGATCATTAATATCTGTTCTTGTAAGTGTTCGTGTTTCTTGATAAGATACACTGATATCTACTTCAAGTGGAGCTCCATCTCGATGAAACATATTTGTGGTCGAGTTAAAACTTGATTCAATTGATACCAAGTAACAAGAGAAAATTTTTGGAATAAACTTATTTTCGTTTCCGTTTCCGTCAAGGAATCTAATAGTCCATGTTGGAGGAAACGCCAGAAGTAAACTCTGTGCATCGGATCGAGAATCAGCGTATGTGAATGCCCTAAATTTTGAATGGATTTTTCGAACTATTTCCGCCTCTTCTGCGGATTGTGCAATCATCTTAAATGCAAAAGTAAAGGATCGTATTGCATTTCCACTAAATGTAGTGTTAGTGTTTGGATTTAGAAGAGTTCTACTTCGAAGATTGGACGCAGCCTTTAAACTATCTGGAAGAACTAATTTTTGAGCAACTGCATTTGCGATTTCTCCTCGCTTAAAACTGTCGGTTGCCGCACCCATCTGTCCTCTAAGACTATCGGTTATACCACTTAAAGATCCATCACTGTCCTGTAGGGCTTTTCCAACCGCTCCACCAATAGTTCCAAGATCTACGGTGTTGTATGTTGCGGAATCATTGATCGATATGTTTGCGGGACAAGGGAAAAAGATGTGGTGTTGTTTTACTCCACTTGCGTCTTCTTTTTGATGAGCAGTAAATTCGATTATGTTTACATTTGACTGCCCTCGAAGATCTATGGGATAAACTAACCCACTCGTTTGACCAGATGTAAGAAACGATGGTAGGTTGAAATTACTCCCCAACAAGTTTTTTCCAATCGCTCCAACACTTGAGGATAGCTGAGATTGAGCGTTTCTTACTAACGCATTTGCTTGTTTTCCGACACCTGAAAGATTGAATAGATTCGCCATAGATAAATAGATTCTGTTCTTATTTATAAGAAAAAATGGCGTATAGTGGGAGATATAAAGTAAAGAATCCGGACAAGTATAAAGGCAATCCAACTCAGGTTATCTTTAGATCCTTGTGGGAGAGACAGGTTTTTCGTTGGTGTGATGAAAATCCAAGTGTTCTTCAATGGTCGAGCGAAGAGATTATCATTCCATATCGATGTAATACGGATAGAAAACGACATAGATACTTTCCAGATGTTTACATCAAGACAAAAGACAAAGAATATCTGATTGAAATCAAACCAAAGAAAGAAACAAAACCACCTAAAACACGTAAGAAAACAAAACGTTACCTCAACGAAGTAATGACCTACATTAAGAACACCTCGAAATGGGAGGCTGCCGAAGAATATTGTGCAGATCGAGGTATCATCTTTCAGATATGGACAGAAGAAACTTTGAAGGGAATGGGTATAAAATTGTTGACCTAATCATATAAATAGATGCATGGCCGTATCTCATTTTGACAAACTTCAAGCAGATGCTTTTCGTTCAGGTGTTCAACCTCGTACCGAAGAGTCGTTGAAGTGGTTTAAAAAGCGTCTTAGTAGTATCACAACAATCAATCGAAATAAGATACTGAAAGACGAGAATTTGATCAAAGTGAACAGACCTCTTACTGGTCGTATGTTCATGTACTTCTACGATCCAAAGACCAAAGAAACTCTTCCATATTACGATAAGTTTCCCCTAATCCTTATGGTTGATAAAGCACCAAAGGGTTTCTATGGATTGAATCTTCACTATCTTGATCCAAAGAGACGTGCGATCTTCTTTGACAAGTTGAGAGATTATATGACCAACAAGAAATACAATCGAAGTACCAAATTTAAACTATCCTATGGTCTTTTGTCCGGAGCTCAGAAACTCAAAGAGTTTGAGCCGTGTTTCAAAAGATATCTCACCTCACAAATCAAATCAAGAGTATCAGAAGTTCCGGCAACCGAATGGGAAGCCGCACTCTTCATGCCAACCGATCAGTTTGTGAAGAACAAGAGGCAAACCGTCTGGAACAAATCACGTAAACTCATAGCATAATGTCTTTAGTCAACAAAGTTCAAGGTCTCATAAGTCCAACCACAATAGACGACTTCAAGTCGGTTATCAGTCGAAGAAGTGGATTGGCTCCGGCAAATCGTTTCGCGATATTCATGTCGCCACCTTCTCAAACACTATTGAACTTAGACTTGCAAAACATTGCGAGCAATCTTTTGAGTGGCAACTTCGGCCCGTCACAACTCGTAAACGATCCAAGAGACATCGCTATTTTATGTGAGAGTTGTTCTTTGCCTGGGCGACAGATACAAACTCTGGATCATCAAAATAGAAACTATCGTCAGTCTGTAAAGGAACCACAAGGATACTTCAATGAAGATGTCAGCTTTGTTTTTCACTTGACCAATGACTACCACATGAAAAAGGTATTTGATCGTTGGTTAGATCTTATCATTAACCCTGAAACTTATCAGGTAGCATATAAAAACGAATTTGTAAGTGATGTAACTATACAACAGTTAAATCAACAGAATGTTCCGGTGTACGGCGTGAAGTTAAAGAACGCCTTTCCGGTAACAATGAATGCGATTGAACTAAATAATTCTTCAACAGAAACACAAAAACTGAATGTCACACTGACATATGAAGATTATGAAACCGAAGGATCCATTGCCTCCTCCATCGGTGGTGTTAAAAATATAATTGGAGGCGTGCTTAATAGATTATTATAGATTATGCCATTACCAGTATTAGAAGCTCCGACGTACAATTTAAATGTACCATCGACGAAAAAGAAACTCAAGTATCGACCCTTTCTTGTAAAAGAAGAGAAGATACTTATGATTGCTCAAGAATCTGAAAACGAAACTCAGATACTTCAAGCAGTAAAGGAAATTATCAAATCTTGTACCTTTTCGAAGATCGATGTTAATAACATACCAATGTATGATATTGAATACATCTTTCTTAAGATAAGAGCAAAGAGTGTGGGTGAAGTTGTTTCCTTTCAGCTGAAGTGTGAAGAGTGTGGAGAATATAATAAAGTAGAAGTAAATCTTGAAGACGTTCAAGTTCAGTTTCCTGAAAATGAGATCGATCCTAATATCCAGTTGAATGACTCTATCGGTGTTACATTAAAACCGTTGCGTATGTCAGACATCAAAAAAGGAGACGATCAAATAACAGATGCTATTATTGCAACCATTGATAGTATTTACGACAACGACAATGTATACAACGCATCTACTTGTTCACGAAAGGAAATGCAAAAGTTTGTAGATTCTCTTTCACATCAACATTTAGAAAAAATACAAGAATTCATTTTAAACCAACCAACCCTCAAACACACTATTGAATATACCTGTGAAAAATGTGGCCATAAAAATTCTTACGAATTGAATGGTTTGCAATCTTTTTTTACCTAAGCCTTTCTCACGACTCCTTAGCGAACCACTATCAAACTAACTTTTCGATGATGCAACATCACAAATATAGTTTGACTGAACTCGACAATATGATTCCTTGGGAAAGGCAAATATATGTTTCAATGTTGTTAGATTACATCCGAGAAGAAAACGAAAGAATAAAGAAAAATGGCTGAAGAATCATCATTTTTAGGAGTCATAGAAAGACTTAAAGCAGAAGGACAATTGGATCGCAATAGCGGATCAAATTCCATTAAGACCCTCAAACAGATAAATGTTGAAGGGTTTAATAGTTTGTTCAATTCTATGAATGAGTTAGTTGACTTCTTTAAAGGCAATGCTCTTCAAGACGAAGAAAATCGACGAGAGTTGTTGAAAGCTCTGGAAGGTGGTAAAAAGGAGGAGAAGAAAGAGGAGAAGGCCAAATCTGATGGTTTTGAAATACCAGGCCTCGTCGGGTTATTGGCCGTAGTTTCAGCGGGAATAACCGGAATTTTGACAGGATTTGTTGCAGGCCTTGGGGAAAACTTTGTTAATGTTCTGAAGTTTTTGGGTAAAAGTCTTAACAACGCTTTACTTAAACCAATACTAAACTTTATAAAGAGAACAAGAACATTTCGAAAACTTAGAATTGGTTTAATCAGATTCACAAGAAGCATAGAACGCATCGTTGGGATTTTACGTAACCTATCAAAAGGAACCAGCGGAATTTTCAATTCAATTAAAAAAACCAAGATATTTCGAATTCTTAGTACAACTGCAAGGGGATTTGGAAAAGAATCATCCAAGGCTTTGAAACCTGTATTGAATATTTTTAAGGCGATACCAAAAGTGTTTAGTGGTATTAGTAGACTTATAACTTCTACCATACCGGGCGGTGGCGGTGGATTGATGAAAATATTCAATCCATTCAAAACGTTTTTGGGTACTTTTGGAAATGTGTTTCCAAAATTCTTTTCACTTGGAAAGGTTCTTGGTAAACTTTTTCTTCCACTCACAATCATAACCAGTTTAATAGATTTCGTAAAAGGAGCCTTCGCTGGATTTGAAAAGTACAAGGATGAAGGATTTGTTGAGGGATTGATCGGAGGTCTTCTTGGAGGAATCAGTGGTTTGGCACAAGGTTTGATCGGTCTGCCTTTAGATCTTCTAAAATCGGCAATATCTTGGATCGCCGGAAAACTTGGATTTGAGAACTTCTCGGAGATACTTGACTCATTTAGTTTCAAAGAATTGATCGGTGGACTCTACGATAAAATTACGGATGGTGTAATCGCAATAGTAGATTTCTTTAAGGAACTCTTTTCGAATCCAAAGGAAGCTCTTTCGGGATTAGCAGCAAAGGTAATGGATATCACGAAATCAATATTGAGATTCATTCTACCTACACCCGACTCAGATGCCCCTTGGTACGATCCAAGAAGTTTAGTTGCAAAGGCAATTCCCGACTCCGTTTACGAATATGCTGGTTTAGATCCAAAAACAGGAGAGATCATTCCCGAATTAGAGGTGACTCAAGTCAATAATACTGGCGCTCAAATGGAAGTTGGAATGTCAAATATCGCTGACGCCCAATCACAACCAGCACCCGTTGTAGTTGCGGGTGGGGGAGGAACTACACAAAACTCAACAGTGAATGCTCCAAGTGTCACCTTCAATGGTTCAAACCATGTAGACGAGTCAACTGTCCTATCAAGACCAGTGACTACTATGGCATACGGTTTCTAATAAAAAAGAGGCGATACCAGATTTCTCCAGTATCGCCCCCTTGTATTTGTTTATCAGTTAGGTTAGTCCTGAGCCAACTTGGCGAAATATGCCAAGGTGTCTTCCTCACCTTCATCATTGCTTGATGAACTAACACTCTGATCCTCGCTCTTGGGTGCGGGTGCGTCCACTCGCTCTTCACGGGTTTCATTGAGCTCGGTAGTTTGTTCTACCGAAAAGGTGTTGGCTACATCTTCTTCACCAAGTACCTCATATAACTTCTTCTTGAGTTCAGAGTAAGACTTGTAACTAGATGGATCGATGAACTCATTCAACTCGTGAATGTTATCATAGACCTTCTTCAACTTGTCTTCATCACCTTCAAAGAGTTCGGTGACAGAATCGAACTCTGACTTGTCGTAGTTGCGATAACCTTCAACATTACGAATCTTCAACTTGAAGTTCGCTCCACCCCAGAAGTCAAATGGGTTGATAGGTTTCTCATCCTCGAACTGAGGCTGCATCACATCCATAACCTTATCGAAGATCTTCTTTCCATACTTGTAAAGAAAGACCTTACCTTCGTTTGATGGATTCGATGAATCTGAGATCACAAGAATGTTTGAGACGTAATGCAAACGACGCTTGCGTTGACGAACCAATTCCTTGTCCTCTTCCCTTCCTGAGTTCCACAACTGAGAATTCAACTCACTCAATGGATCTTGTTGACCAATTGAAGTAAGAGATCTCTCAATGTACCACCTGCCGGTTGGCCCCTTGAAACCATGATCCCAGAAACGAACCCAAGGAAGATCCTCAGCGTTCGACGATGGTAGGAAGCGGATAACGGCATAACCATTACCTGCTTTATCGACTGTTGGTTTCCACTCTCGGTCGTCTCCATAAGACTTCTTTTCAGAGACGCTTTCGGCGGCGTTTACCAACTTTTCTATCGACGCAAGTCGATTTGCTTTTAGTTTTTCGAATGACATATATTTTGTATTTTAGTATATAACAATGTATTTTTTTGTGTGTGAAGAAGTAATATAACAGATTTCAATCACTTTGTAAAGACTTTTCTTACAATATTTACAAGTTTTTTTGTCTGTATATTCCTTCGAGATAGAAGTAATTTATACTTCAAAATGTTTTCAATTTGTTCGGTGTACACTCCAAGAGGATCTCGAATATCTTTCTTGAGTCGCTTAAGATTGTTTACCAGAAGATCGATGATCGCGATTGTTTCCGATGAGATCTCTTCGGCCAAAAGGCAATCAAATGGGATTGTACTTGTACAGATCTGATCAAAGGAGTCGCATTGTTCGGAAAGAGTTCGTAGATCTTTTTCAAATTCATAGGAAAGAGACTCCATTCTCTTGACATACTTTGAGTAGTTTTCCTCTTTCATATCTCCTATCCACTTGACTCCGGCAAGGAAGTTCGCAGTGAAGTAGTCGATGACAATATCAGTCTCCTTATACTTTCGGCCTATTCGTTCAAAAAAGAAGCGATCCTTTCTTCGCGTGAATGTTGATTCGTTCGAACTGGTTTTAAAACCATACTTGGTTGCGTCGTAGGAATCATTTGTAAAATGAAGTTTAAGAGACAGGTAAATTTGATATGCAGTATAACCATTCACACAAGATATGCAGTTGTTCTTTTGATAATGTTCCGTTCCATTGCTTCGGCTTCTAGTTTGTCCTTCAATGGCCCCTTGATAATCTTTGCAATGTCTTCCGGATCGATCTCCTTAACCTTACAGATATCAACTATAGCTTCGACATAAGACATTCCATCAGTTTGAACATACTTCTCGACTTTCATACGAAGTTCATCAAAAGTAATTACGGGTTTAATTGGTATTTCATCTGCCATCATGCTTTGAGTATTAAGGTGTTATCGTTGACTCGACCATTTGCCGAAGTTTTCTTGGTTGTGAGTTTCTTGAGAGCGTTTGCGATTTGTTTATCGGTTTTACTTACAATGATTGGCAGTATCTCTTCGGGTTTCCTTATCTTCATAGAGAAGGAGTTCTTTTCGTCGTAATCGCGAATCGTTGTTCCCTTTACCGAGAGTCCAGAAAGACTAGTAGTTGAAAGCACTGTCAACTTACGATACTTCTCATTGAAGAGATAGACCTTAACTGATCCTACGACCTTGATCGGATTCACCGAGGCAACTCCGTAGTCGGGTGAAGACTTCAGGTAATTCATCTTTGCGACCAACTTGTCAGCACTCTTCTCCTTTGTCTTTCGAGGTTTCCGAGTTGCCTTCTTTGTAGACTTGTAGATCTCCACATCGTTCAACATCTCTTCCAGAAGAGCGATTCGTTTCTTGATTGCGGGCTTCTTGAGATAGGAGTAACCTTCGACCGAATCAGGATTGCTCTTGTCTCGGGCTTCAATCAGTTCATCTCTTTGTTTAGTGATCCAACTTACAACAGATCCAAGAGAACTGATCGGGGCGTTTACATTCTTCAGTAGAGATCCCACATTGATCTTGGAGATTTTTGTGGTAGGATTGATAATCCATTCATCCAGCATCTCTTCCAGTCGAACAAGAACTCCCTCTCGAATGCGTTCTTGCATCATATCGTAAACCGATACTTTCTTCTTGGTGGTCTTGGTTGTATTCCTTTCAACAGGAACTAGAGTCGAGATCTTTCGTAGATGGTTGTCTACCGCTACACCATA